CCTTTGTTACACCTGACATTGTAGGTGAACCAGAGGTAGTTACTGCAACCCAAGCCTCTGTAGCTGTATCCCAATAATGTAAGTAATTAGAGCCACTAGAAGGTGTACGACAAGCTAGAATACCATCGTTGACACCATTAGCTACACAAACACCTAAGACGTTACCTGTGCCTGTAACTGTACCGTAGTCGTTACTAAATCCGTTGATCTTTCTGTAACCACCAGTAACAGAAGGTTCATAATTAATAAGAGCAACTGCTGATCCTGGTTGAGTCTCACCTTGTGACAGCACATCACGACTAGTGTTTAGACCGCCTTGGCAGAATACTTTGAAGGATGCTAGATTGTCTGCCATTATACCGCACTGTTAAAACTAGAAACACTTGCACGTTCAATTACTGTAGACCGTACATATAGATTATCATCTAATAGTAATCTACGCATTGCCTTAATACCACTTTGGAAGTTTTGTTGGTGAATAGCTGCACTCTGTTCATTACTACGGAATCTCATAATATACATAACTGCACCATCAATGATTACATGCTTAAACCTATCAGGAATTATTGTAGTATCATTATAAAGGCTTAGATCACTGGGGTATGTGAAGTACACATATTCTACTTCATATGCAGCGTTAGGTAAAGGGGTAATCCCAAATTTATTTTCTTGTGTCTGATATACAACAACAGGAGCACCAATACCGCTTACTTGATCTCCTTCTTCATCACCAACTCTGTAGTTCTGTACATAGTCGTTGTAGTTAATTACTTTTAAATGTTTAGGGCTAACACTTAGTCCACTAGTCTTTTTTAGAAAGAACGTATCCCAATCTACTGAACCCATGTTAGAAGGAAAAGAATATGTACCTGTTCCTGCTGTCAGTGTTTGAGTATATGTTGTTTTTAAAAAAGGCCATTCTTGACCGTCCTGTAAAATAAGACGAATACTATTGTTTACTGCATCCTTGGCAAGAGCTTGAACGTTACGTACAGTATCAAAGCCATCACCTGCAGTATCAAGTGTGACTTCGTTTAAACGTCTTAGCACATCATTTACTAGTGTAACGTATGTAGTTGCCATAGAATATCTTTCTTTTAGATATGCGTAAGAGGGCCACCAAAGCAGCCCCCTTAGTTAGTTATTATTAAGCTAGGTTGTAACGTGCTGTTACAAGAGCTTCTGGACGCAAGATTTTGCGACCGTATAGGTGCATACCACGAACGATGTCAGCGAATGAATCTGGATCACGGTATGTTTCAGTCTTGTTGATCTGCTCTGCAGTTGCAACCGCTGAGTCATGACCTGCTACGATTACACCGTAGTTATCATCCTGTGCAGTTGTACCTGTAGTTGCAGGACCAGTACCGACTGATGGTAGGTTGTTAGAAACGTGTACACGGAAACCGTGGAAGTTATTAAGAACCAAACCGTTCTGTAGGCCAGACCCACCGTAGTCTGCGTTTAGAAGACGTGAATCTTCGTCACGTAGGATTTCCATCATCTCAGGTGAAATAACAATCCAACGACCTGTTGTAGGTACGCTTTGACCATCCATGACACGTGCCATACGTGATAGGATCATTGCAGGTGAAGCATATGCTGTTGGCAATGCTGTAGCACCTGGTAGACGAGCAGCAACTGGAATTGAGTCACCAGTTGTACCTGCAGAAGGTGTAGTTGTGATGTTGCCAAAGTCTGACATATCCAACTTGTTAGCTGCTAGAAGTTCGTCTGAACCTGCTGCTGAGTTTGCTTTAGTACCATTAACAGTTGTGTTAACTGTATCGGCATTTGCATGTAGAGCAGACTGGTCATAACCAGATAGGTAACCAAGAACTTCTTGGTCATACTGGTCAGCTAGACGATAAGCCGCACGATCAGATGCCAAGCTTTGGAAATTGACATGTGAGTGTGCTTCTTCAATGTCGTCAACCTTGAAGGCAAAATAGTTTGCTTGGTCTACGACTAGAGAGAAATCGTTATCTGTCAAATCTTGTGGTGCGATTGTTGTACCACGTAGATATGCAGATACTGAAATCTCAGGTTCTTTAATGATTTTAACAGTGTCGCCCATGTTAGCGATTTCACCGAAATAGTCATTATTAGTGATAGCGTCAGTGACAGATGCTTTGCGGAATGCAAGTTGCACCTGTTTGGAATAAATTACAGGCGAGAAATTACCGTTTGGTAAGTTTGTGTAGCCTGATGCGCTTCCGAATGCCATGATAAAACTCCTTTAGCATTAGAATACAGATGCAAAACTTTATTACTTAGTATAGAGGCTAATCGTCTATGGGTGCATATAGATCACAAAATGTAATGATCAGTCACAAAATGTGTTACATGGGCCATACGTATTAGGTAATCCGTAAAGTCATATTGTTTGCTAAAAAATGTGAAACTGCTACAGTAGTCATATATTGAGGTGTAGCAGTTAAACTATACATATATAGTTATATCATAAATAACTTATATGTCAATACTTTTTATCGGGCTGAACCAGATAAATCGTAAATAAAGTTACCTGTACGAATAGCTTCCATAATATCGTCAGCATTCTTTTCGTACTCGGTAGCCGACATCTTTTGGACATCGGATTCTCGGATAGCCCCACTCATTGCGTCTGAGCTTGGCTTACTGCGTTCATTCCGTGCTCCCACAGAACGTGCAGCATCTTTTGATGTAGCAGACTTTTTAGGTGTAATATTACGGTCTGCTTTATACAAATCAATTGCTCGTGCAGCAGAACGTGCATCTGCATCATTTTCATAAAGAGCATCTTGAACCCACTTAGGTTGTTCTTCTGCCCACTCATGAAAGTCATCACTGTCACGAATAGTACCAAAATCTGGATGCAGCTTTAGCAATTCTACTTCTGCTTTCTCACGTGCTGCATTGGCTTTCATCTCGTCGATTTCTTTTACACGATCTTCAAGACCTTGTGATTGTTCTTTTGCTTTTTTGATTGCAATAGTTTCAACGATAGCAGCTACATCTGGATACTTGGTTGTCCAAGCTTCAATGTCTTCATCAGACTTTGGTAGTTTAATCTCACTATTAGTTGCCTGAGTTAATTGTGTTTCAAGAGCTTTGATACGATCTTCATATTCTTTTTCTTTTTGTTGTTGGTGTCGGCGTAGGTCACCATAACGTTTCTTAAAACTTTTTTCCTCAGCATTAGCAGGTTCAGCTTCTTTAGATTCTTCTTGAACTGCTTCACCTTTTTGTTCAGCCATAAGCTGTTCTAGTTCTTCTTCTTCTTTTTTTAATCGTTCTTCGTTTGTATATTTACGATTAGCAAAAGCTACTTTCTTTTGAGGCTGCATTTCTTCAGCCATAATTGTATCTGACATTTTGTCTTCCTTGCTGGGGCCACCGTAGCCTGTTGGTAGGGGGATGGGTAGGCCAGTCTAATTGGTGAATTTATTTCTTTTTCTTTTTTCGTGAAGCCAATCCACCAGACTTCAATCCTGAAATACCATACGTAGTATCTAATGCAGCACTACCTGCACGTTGTCCACTAGTTAAAGTTTCTTTTGCTTTTGCTGTAGATGCAGCAGTAGATGCCTTTTGTGATGCAGATTGTGTACCCGCAGAAGAACTAGAGGAAGATGTAGAAACAGGTGCAAAGCTAGGCTTATCGTCATTGTTTGAACGTGTTGGCCTTCCTCTTGTACTTGGCCCTGAACTTACTGAACTAGTTCCACTAGTTGATGCTGTGGGGCGACCTCTAGTACTTGGCCCAGAACTAGTGCTAGTAGTTGTTGGGTACGGAGCAAAGTCTTCTGGCCCTAAAGCACCACTATAAACAGGTTGAGACATTACAATCTCTTCAGGAGAAGGAATTGCATCATACGTACTTGAAGGAAGAGTACCTATTGGAGCAGGACCACTAGGTAAACCCATATCGTCATCAGTAAGACCCGTGTCTAATGATCTTGTTGGACGACCTCTTTTACTTGGTCCAGAACTAGTAATTGGTGTAAAGTCATCATCATCACCTTTTTCAATAACCTTTTTAACTTCGTCTTTATCTGTCCCAAATAAACCTGAAATCATGTCACTAATACGGTCTATTATATTGCCTTTTGTTTCAGGTGTTTTAATTCCTCTTGCTTCCATTTCAGCAAGAATATTTTTTTGTTGCTGCCCTGTAGCAAAACGACCAAACAAGGCAATCATAGGATTAACTACACCCATAGCAGTTAGTGCCAATCTAGCATTATTGTTGTCTTCAAATGCTTTCATCAATTCGTCTTTTGTGAACGTAGTATAATCTACAGCTTCTGGTTTAGGTAAGTCTTTAAATGGGTCATCATCACGTTCACGCACTTGTGTAGTTTCGACTGTTGTTGATTCAAGATCATCAACTACCTCATCTACAGATTCATCGTAAGGAATAAACCCATCAGGAATAGGTGTTACTGGACTACCGTTGTAAAAATAAAAATCACGTATCTCACCAGTTTCTTTATTAATGTATTTAAGTGTAGTGTACTTGTCCTGTACTTCAGGCACAAACTTATCTTCAGTTGATGCTGTACTTACTGCAGATGTGTCAGATGTACTAGGGGTTGCTACAGGTTTGGGCGCAAGACTACCATCGTCAAATGGTGTAGCACCTTCAGTTACAAACTTAGGAACATAGCCACCTGCAGGAGAAGGTGTAGGAGTGGGTGGTGCTACAGAACTAGGTGGGGGTGTGTATGTTGTAGAGGTTTGTTGTCCCTGATAAATAGAAGGTTGATAACCCATAATACCTGTTGCAGGTTGCACAAATGTACCTGCTTGCGCATGTACTACTCCACCCTCAGCCATTTCACGTGGTTCATCTTCTGGCCCACCTGCAACAATAAGTAAATCTGCGGGACCAAATGGAACGTCATCATCTAATGTAGCTTCTTCAGAGTTACCCATCTGACCCATAGCTTCCATTTTCTTTAGGCCAAACTTAGCTTCATCACGAAGCTGCATAATCTTTTCTAGTCCATGATAACGAACAACATCAGCAGGTAGAACAAACTCACCCTCACTTAACATAGCAGGAATATCGTCACGCACTTCTTTTTTAGTGCTGCCACTAGGAACATCATTCCCTGATTCTTCATCTACCATGCCACCTTCATCACGAAGGCCACCGTCTTCAAAGAGTTCCATTTGTTCTTCCATAGTAATTTCCTTACTGAGATTTTAATACTTCGTCACGTAATAGTTTTAATCTACGCAACTGATAGATAGCACCTTGTGCTCTATGCATTGCAACAACTTCATTTGTTTGTTCCATGACACGATGCTGTTGATTAATTATCATGTCTAAGTAAGCTTCAAACTTAGACCATTGGGCTTGGTTGCTGACCAGTCCCTTGAGCTTGCTGAGGTGCTCCTTGTCCTGCATTACCACTAAATCCTTGTTCTTGTGGTGTCGGTGCTTGTCCTACAC